TGAATATATTGCTGCGTATGTGCGCGGCGGTTCAGATTTTGCACAACTTAACGCAAACATTAACGCTGCACGAATTGAAGCCGCGCCAGGCGTAGCACCATATGTAAATACCGAAAGTACGCCAGGTATTTTGCCAGAAATTATTACTGGTTCGGTTTACGACGGACTTAATCCAGTGCGCCCGTTTGTTACTGCGATTGGTACGCGCGCTATGCCTACAGCTGGTGCAACGTTTCGACGCCCAAAAATTACTACACGGCCTACAGTTGCACAACAAAGCGCACAATTTGACACGCTTAACGCGTCTACTGTCGTCGTGTCAAATAACGATATTTCTAAACTAAGTTTTGGCACATACGTAACCGTGTCCGAACAAGATCTCGACTGGAGTGACCCCGCTAGTTTGGACATCATTTTAAATCAGTTAGCTATCGCTTACGGACAGGCAACTGACAACTACGCCATAGATACTTGCCACGCTGCAATTTCACAAACTTCAAGCGTTGCAGATACAGCCGTAGGCGCAGATTGGGTAGCGGCAATTTACGAAGGCGCACGACTAATTTCTACAGATACAAACTATTTGCCTACGCACATGTTTGTTACGCCAGCTAGCTGGAAGGCTTTGGCAAGTTCGGTAGACGATCAGAACCGCCCAGTATTCCCATTTGTAGGCGCGCCTAACCTTATGGGTCAAAACGCTGCAGGTAATTCGGCAGCTACAAGCTGGAACGGCAACCCGCTAGGACTAGTTCTAGTAGTTGACCGCCACGCGCCAGGTTCATTTATGGGCCACGCCGCAGGCCCAGCCGCAGGCTTCGAATTCTACGAACAGCAAAAAGGCGCAATAAGCGTAGACGTACCAGCAACATTAGGCCGCACAATAGCCTTTAGAGGTTACGCAGCTGGCTTTATGGCAGACGCTACAAAGTTCGTAAAGTTCGTATAACGATCAGAAAGAAGGCCAGCTATGGCCGTCTATTCGGTCAAACAAAAATATTTAACCGATAACTACGCAGTAGTCGTTTTACAAACAAACGCCGAACCGTTAGAAATTGGGCAAAGCTTTACAGTAGCTAGCGTTGACGCGACATTTAACGGCACGTATGTAGTTCGCGCGTTACCGCAATACTATTTTACTGGCGTAAATTTGCAGGGCTTTTTTCTTTACGATATTCAGCAACCAATTAGCAACCAAGTTTTATACGCAAAGACCGCAGCCAATGTAGACATAGTCGCCGCTACAGGCACGTTAACGGCGTCTATTACTTGTACTTGGATTACCGCAGGCCAGATTGAGGACTGGTTAGGTATCGGTACAGCTACCGCAGCGGATACAGCGTTTTTAACTTCGTGCGCGTCTGCCGCTAACGCTTTTTGTTTTCGTCGAAGGCAAGAAAACGGCTGGATAGATAGCGCTAGTACCGTGCCAAGTAATGACGTAAGTTTAGGCGTAATTATGTATGGCGCGGCTTTGTACCGTCAACGCGGCGCTATAACCGATTTTGCTACTTTTGACGGTTTAGGTACTGGTAACACTTTTGGTTTATCACCAATGGTTAAACAGTTGTTAGCGATTGACCGCCCGCAGGTAGCATAATGCCACAGAATTTTACTGATCTATTTAATACTTCGCTAACAAACTTAACCGCGACACTTACAGCCGTTACAGGTTTACAAGTAGTGAACGATCCGCGTAACCTTGTGCCGCCTTGCGCTTTCATTGACGCGCCCAGCTTCGAAGCCTTTAACGCAAACATAGTAAAAATGTCGTTTCCAGTTCGGGTAATAACTTTAGGGCCAGGCAACTTAGACGCCCAGCGCAGCCTACTTAACCTGGCTTCGCTAGTGCTGGGTGCTAACGTAGGCGTAACAGACGGTAGGCCTACAGAAGCTTTAGTAGGCGGCGTGGCTTACCCAGCGTACGATTTAACGGTAACTATGCAAGCCCAGACAGCGTAAAGGATTTTATGACAAACTATTTAGTAACTTCAGATAGGTTAAGCGGTTTTAAGCGCGGCGATACCGTAACCGAAAAAGACTTACAAGGCGTTGACATAGAAGCGCTTGTAGACGCTGGCCACCTATCCACACAAAGCACTAAAAAAGGTGCTAAAACTAAAGACATAGAAACAGACAAGGACTAACCCAATATGGCAACTACCGTTTATCTTTCATCACCAGCCCTGACTATAAACAGCGTTGATTTGACCGATCAGGCAACCAGCGCAGTTTTGACGTTTACACAAGAGCAACTAGAAACTACGGCTTTTGGCGATATCGCCCGCAAGTTTGGCGCGTCTACTGTTACGTCTTTGCAGAACAATACTTTCGAAGTAACGCTTTACCAAAGTTACGCAGCGTCAGAAACAGAAGCAACTATTTACGGCCTTGTAGGTATTCAAACAACTATCACTATTTCGCCTACCGCTGCAGGCCTTGTAACGCCTAGCGCTACAGCACCAAAATATACGCTTACTGGCGCATATCTCGAAAGCCATACGCCGATTAACGCAAGCTTGGGCGAACTGTCTACGATCACGCTTACCTTTACTGGCGGCGCGCTAACTAAAGCCGTTTCGTAATGGCGCGGCTTTGGCCGCTGAGAACTAACAAAACAAGCAACACTAAAAGAGTGCTGCCCTACGAAAGGCATACATGCAATTAACATTGAAACCCGTATTCAAAGACGGCAACAGTTACGAAGTGCAAACTAATTTAATGACCATAGTTTTATGGGAAAGAAAATATAAACGCAAAGCTGGCGAAATGGCCGCAGGCATAGGCATAGAAGATTTAGCTTTTATGTGCTACGAAGCCAGCCGTTTAAACGGCATTACCGTACCTTCGACGTTAGACGCTTTTATTAACAGCCTTACAAACATTGAAGTAATTGAACAGGCAACCGATTTAAAAGTAGACCAGGCACAGTAAGTTATCTTATGGCCGAAGTGTTAATAGCTTGCCATTATTGGCCTAACCATATTGAATTTGGTATAGGCGATCTTTACACGGTTACAGACATTTTGAACAAAAGAAATAAAACTTATGTCTAGCCCGTTTGGTTTAGAAATAGAAAACGTTAAAGAAACGTTAAAACAGTTAAACGATTACGACAAAGTTTATAGGCGTGAAGTAACTAAACGTATTAAAGGCGCTGGCGCAGAAATTGTTACTACAGCCCGCCAGATGATTGGCGAAGCGCCGCCGCTATCGGGTATGGTACGCGGCAAACTTATCAAAGGCCGTGAGGTTTATTGGACTAATCGAACCGCTAAAGCTGGCATAAAAATTAAAGTAGGGCGGCGCGCAGGTAGGGGCGGCACAGTTCAGTTTAAAGATACTTTTGACGCCGAAAATAATCCGCGCGAAAGCCATAGCGTAAGTTTTGCGGCCAGGCCTTACCAGCTTATGGTTGCCCAGCAAACAGACGCCGCAGGCGCAATATACGATCACGCAGGCGCTAAAACAAAAAACACTAATTTTGTTAATAACTTAAATGTCGAGGTAGGTACGCAGCCGCGCGCAATAGATTTAGCGGTAGAAAAAAACCGTAGAACTGTAGAAGTAGCTGTAGTGGCAATAGTTGACGAAGTAGTAAAAGTTTTGAACCAAAATTTAAAGGGCCGTAATGGCAATTAACATACCGATTATTAGCACGTTTGACCCGAAAGGATTAAACGCCGCTGAGAGCGCTATAGGCGGCTTAGGCGGTTCGGCAGGCAAAGTTGGCAGTATTCTTAAGGCGTCTGTAGTGCCAGGCCTTATAGCTGCGGCTGGTTCGGCGCTTGTTTTTACTAAAGGTTTAATGCCCGCGATCGAAGCGGCTAGCGATCTTGAAGAAAACACAAGTAAAATAAATGTAGTTTTTGGTGAAGCTGGCAAGGCTGTTACTGAGTTTGCTAAAACGGCTGCCCGCGATATTGGGCAAAGCGAAAACCAAGTTTTAGCCGCTGCGGGTACTTTCGGTACGTTTGGTAAGGCGGCTGGTTTAGCTGGCGACGCGTTAGCAACGTTTACAACTGACTTTATTACCTTGTCTGCCGATCTAGCTTCGTTTAATAATACGACCCCAGACGAAGCTATTAACGCTATTGGTTCGGCGTTACGTGGCGAAGCTGAACCGTTACGCAAGTTTGGCGTTTTGTTAAATGACGCGACGCTTAAAGCGGCTGCGCTCGAGTTAGGTATCTATTCGGGTAGCGGTGCATTGACGGCGCAGCAAAAAGTTTTAGCCGCGCAAGAAGTTATCTATAAACAGACAGGCGACGCGCAAGGCGATTTCGCC